ACGCAACAAAACGCTATGTTAACACAACAGTTGACCGAACTGAAAACTAACAAAACAAATACTGAGGGGGACGTTTAAATGATGAAGATGATTTATCCAACTTTTAAAGACATTAAAACTTTTTATGTGTGGGGTTGCTATAAAAATGAGCAAATTAAGTGGTACGTAGACATGGGTGTAATCGACAAAGAAGAATATGCATTGATCACTGGAGAAAAATATCCAGAAACAAAAGATGAAAAGTCACAGGTGTAATGCTTGTGGCTTTTTAATTTAACAAAAAGTAGGTGGCGTAATGTTTGGTTTTACCAAACGACATGAACAAGATTGGCGTTTAACGCGATTAGAAGAAAATGATAAGACTATGTTTGAAAAATTCGACAGAATAGAAGATAGTCTTAGAGCGCAAGAAAAGATTTATGACAAATTAGATAGAAATTTTGAAGAATTAAAGCGCGACAAGGTAGAAGATGAAAAGAATAAAGAAAAGAATGCCAAGAATATTAGAGACATAAAAATGTGGATTCTCGGTTTGGTAGGGACTATCTTCAGTACGATCGTCATAGCTTTACTAAGAACTATTTTTGGTATTTAAAGGAGGTGATTACCATGCTTAAAGGGATTTTAGGATATAGCTTCTGGGCGTGCTTCTGGTTTGGTAAATGTAAATAACAGTTAAGAGTCAGTGCTTCGGCACTGGCTTTTTATTTTGATTGAAATGAGGTGCATACATGGGATTACCTAATCCAAAGACTAGAAAGCCTACAGCTAGTGAAGTGGTTGAATGGGCGTTATATATCGCTAAAAACAAAATAGCTATTGATGTACCTGGTTCTGGAATGGGAGCACAATGCTGGGATTTACCTAATTATTTACTCGATAAATATTGGGGGTTTAGAACATGGGGAAATGCTGATGCTATGGCTCAAAAATCCAATTATAGAGGTAGAGATTTCAAGATAATTAGAAATACAAAAGATTTTGTACCACAACCAGGCGACTGGGGTGTTTGGACTGGTGGTTGGGCAGGACATGTAAACATTGTAGTGGGACCATGCACAAAAGACTATTGGTATGGCGTAGATCAAAACTGGTATACAAATAACGCAACAGGAAGTCCGCCATATAAAATTAAGCACTCTTATCATGATGGACCAGGTGGAGGGGTTAAATATTTTGTTAGACCACCATATCATCCGGAGAAATCTACGCCGGCACCTAAACCCGAAGATGATAGTGATGATAACGAAAAAAATAATAAAAAAGTTCCAATTTGGAAAGATGTAACAACTATAAAGTACACAATTTCTAGCCAAGAAGTTAATTATCCGGAATATATTTATCACTTTATAGTAGAGGGTAATCGACGACTCGAAAAACCTAAAGGGATAATGATTAGAAATGCTCAAACAATGAGTTCAGTAGAAAATTTATATAACAGTAGGAAGAAATACAAACAAGATGTGGAATATCCCCACTTTTATGTTGATAGACATAATATTTGGGCACCTAGAAGAGCTGTATTTGAAGTTCCTAATGAACCTGATTATATAGTTATAGACGTATGTGAAGATTATAGTGCGAGTAAAAATGAATTTATTTTTAATGAGATTCACGCAATGGTTGTAGCTGTAGATATGATGGCCAAATATGAGATACCTCTAAGTATTGAAAATTTAAAAGTAGACGACAGCATTTGGCGTTCTATGTTGGAACATGTTAATTGGAATATGATTGACAACGGTGTTGCCCCTAAAGATAAATACGAAGCATTAGAAAAGGCATTACTTAATATATTTAAAAACAGAGAAAAATTATTAAATTCTATAACTAAACCAACAGTAACAAAATCTAGAATAAAAGTTATGGTAGATAATAAAAACGCTGATATAGCGAATGTAAGAGACTCATCACCAACAGCTAACAATGGCTCGGCATCTAAACAACCGCAGATTATAACTGAAACGAGCCCTTATACATTCAAACAAGCACTGGATAAACAAATGGCAAGAGGTAACCCGAAAAAATCTAATGCTTGGGGCTGGGCTAACGCTACACGAGCTCAAACGGGCTCGGCAATGAATGTTAAACGAATATGGGAAAGTAACACGCAGTGCTACCAAATGCTTAATTTAGGCAAGTATCAAGGCGTTTCAGTTAGTTCGCTTAATAAGATACTTAAAGGTAAGGGGACATTGAATAATCAAGGTAAAGCGTTCGCAGAAGCTTGTAAAAAGCACAACATTAATGAAATTTATTTAATCGCGCATGCTTTCTTAGAAAGTGGATATGGAACAAGTAACTTCGCTAACGGAAAAGATGGAGTATACAACTACTTCGGCATTGGCGCTTACGACAACAATCCTAACTACGCAATGACGTTTGCTAGGAATAAAGGTTGGACAACTCCAGCAAAAGCAATCATGGGCGGTGCTAGCTTCGTAAGAAAAGATTACATCAACAAAGGACAAAACACATTGTATCGAATTAGATGGAATCCTAAGAATCCAGCTACCCACCAATACGCTACTGCTATAGAGTGGTGCCAACATCAAGCTAGTACAATCGCTAAGCTATATAAACAAATCGGGTTAAAAGGTGTCTACTTCACAAGGGATAAATATAAATAAAGAGGTGTATAAATGTACAAAATAAAAGATGTTGAAACGAGAATAAAAAATGATGGTGTTGACTTAGGTGACATTGGCTGTCGATTTTACACTGAAGATGAAAATACAGCATCTATAAGAATAGGTATCAATGACAAACAAGGTCGTATCGATCTAAAAGCACACGGCTTAACACCTAGATTACATTTGTTTATGGAAGATGGCTCTATATTCAAAAATGAGCCCCTTATTATCGATGATGTTGTAAAAGGATTCATTACCTACAAGATACCTAAAAAGGTTATCAAACACGCTGGTTATGTTCGCTGTAAGCTGTTTTTAGAGAAAGAAGAAGAAAAAATACATGTCGCGAACTTTTCTTTCAATATCGTTGATAGTGGTATTGAATCTGCTGTAGCAAAAGAAATCGATGTTAAATTGGTAGATGATGCTATTACGAGAATCTTAAAAGATAACGCGACAGATTTATTGAACAAAGACTTTAAAGAGAAAATAGATAAAGATGTCATTTCTTACATCGAAAAGAATGAAAGTAGATTTAAAGGTGCGAAAGGTGATAAAGGCGAACCGGGACAACCTGGTGCAAAAGGTGAAGCAGGTAAAAAAGGAGAACAAGGCGCACCCGGTAAAAACGGTACTGTAGTATCAATCAATCCTGACACTAAAATGTGGCAAATTGACGGTAAAGATACAGATATCAAAGCAGAACCTGAGTTATTGGATAAAATCAATATCGCAAATGTTGAAGGGTTAGAAGATAAATTGCAAGAAGTTAAAAAAATCCAAGATACAACTCTCAACGACTCTAAAACGTATACGGATTCAAAAATTGCTGAACTAGTTGATAGCGCGCCTGAATCTATGAACACATTAAGAGAATTAGCAGAAGCAATACAAAACAACTCTATTTCAGAAAGTGTATTGCAACAGATTGGCTCAAAAGTTAGTGCAGAAGATTTTGAGGAATTCAAACAAACACTAAATGATTTATACGCTCCAAAAAATCATAATCATGACGAGCGGTATGTTTTGTCATCTCAAGCTTTTACTAAACAACAAGCGGATAATTTATATCAACTAAAAAGCGCATCTCAACCGACGGTTAAAATTTGGACAGGAACAGAAAATGAATATAACTATATATATCAAAAAGACCCTAATACACTTTACTTAATTAAGGGGTGATTTTTATGGAAGGTAATTTTAAAAATGTAAAGAAACTTATTTACGAAGGCGAAGAATATACAAAAGTATATGCTGGAAATATCCAAGTATGGAAAAAGCCTTCATATTTTGTAATAAAACCCTTACCTAAAAATAAATATCCGGATAGCATAGAAGAATCAACAGCAAAATGGACAATAAATGGAGTTGAACCTAATAAAAGTTATCAGGTGACAATAGAAAATGTACGTAGCGGTATAATGAGGATTTCGCAAACTAATTTAGGTTCAAGTGAATTAGGAATATCAGGAGTCAATAGCGGAGTTGCAAGTAAAAATATCAACTTTAGTAATCCTTCAGGGACGTTGTATGTCACTATAAGTGATGTTTATTCAGGATCTCCGACATTGACCATTGAATAATTTTAAACGACTAATTTTTAGTCGTTTTTTTATTTTGGATAAAAGGAGCAAACAAATGGATATCGGTACAATCGTAAGAACAATTTTATTAATAGTCGCATGGATCAATCAGTTTTTAGCAATCAAACATATTTCTCCAATCCCAGTTGACGAAGTGTTTATAAGCACAGTCGTTACTGGGATTGTTTCAATTTGGACGTGGTGGAAGAATAACAACTTTACTCACGCATCTAAGAAAGGGCAACAAAAAATTTATGAAGTAAAAGCTGGCATTCAGTCAACTGGTGGCGCACCTAAAGTGAACGGAGATGATAACAATGCCGTCGGTTAGAACATACAGTCAAGCTATTAGCTACCTTAAAAGCCTAGAGGGTAAGGCGTGGAATCCAGACAATGCATTTGGATGTCAATGCTTCGATACTGCCAACCAATATTGGCTTTACTTATTTAATCATAGGTTGAAAGGTGTGGGCGCTGCGGACATTCCTACATGGAATGATTTTACTAACGAGGCAACCGTTTACGAAAATACTGTGTCGTTTCAAGCGTTACCGGGCGACGTTGTTATTTTTAACCGTAACTATGGCGGTGGTTATGGTCATGTAGGTATTGTAATAAGTGCTACGTTAGATTCTATAACTATTTTAGAGCAGAACTGGCTAGGCGGTGCTTACTGGAGCCCACCAGAAGTTACTACAAGACGCACACACGGCTATGACTTTCCTATGTGGTTTATACGTCCGTTCTATGCAAAAGAAACGACTGCCAACAAGTTGAGAAGTGCAGTGACACCAGTTAAAAAAGATAAATTGTCGAAAGGCAAAAAAATTATGCTTGTAGCCGGTCATGGTATTGGCGCGTACTCTAACGACCCAGGTGCCGTTGCGAATGGAGAAAATGAAAGAGATTTTAACCGTAAAAATATTATCCCTAGAGTGAAAAAGTATCTTGAGTCAGTTGGTAACACAGTATTGTTATACGGTGGCAACTCGATGAATCAAGATTTATATCAAGATACGTTATACGGTCAACGTGTTGGAAACTATAAAGACTATGGCATGTACTGGATTAAAAACGAAGTCAAACCGGATGCAATCATAGAGTTTCATTTAGATTCTGCTAGTCCACAAGCAAGTGGCGGGCATGTAATCATTAGCGACCGTTTCCCAGCTGATGACATTGACAAGGCATTAAGTAGCGCATTAGATAAAACAGTAGGCAAAATAAGAGGTGTGACACCTAGAGGGGATTTATTGAACGCTAACGTGTCCGCTGACCTTAATCTTAATTATCGTTTAATCGAATTAGGTTTTATCACATCAACGAAAGATTTAAACTACATTAAAAATAATCTAGACAGCTTCACGAAACGGATTGCTGAAGCTATTAACGGTAGACAAATTGATGCGCCAAGTAGTAAACCAAGTGCTGACAAAATAACATGGAATTGGAAAGGTGTATTTTATCCTAATCCCGAAAAAGCTATAAGAGTTAGAAAAACAGCAGGATTAACCGGCACTGTCGTTGAAGAAGATTCGTGGTTATACACAAAAGATGATTGGGTAAAATTCGACCAAGTCATCAAAAAAGATGGCTACTGGTGGATTAGGTTCAAATATCAACGTGAGGGCTCGAGTACTAACGATTTTTATTGCGCAGTGTGTAGAATCACAGATAAAGAACAGAAGATTAAAAACGAAAAATATTGGGGAACAATTGAGTGGGTATAATTAAATATATATTAACTTAAATGATTAAAAGTTGCTCAAAGGATAATCTTGTTATCATATTGGAAATGTGTTAAAAAATAAACATAATGAGGTAATAATTGTAAATTAAGTTAGCTAATTTGTGTAAATGTATAGCAAAAAGTACAAAAATGGTTTATATTATATATAAACGTTGCATATTCGCAACACATCTTAGCGAGTACACAGAAATTCACATGCTGTTTTTGTGTATGAAATAAAGAAGAAACATACACAGTGACAGCATATAGTCGCTGTTATTTTTATGTTCAATACGATGTGTTGATTATGGAGGAGTTTATCATGGCTAAACAATACAATGTTTATAATATTGCCAACTGGTTTTATAATAATAACTTAAAAACACAAGAAAACACTTATGACGGTAATTTAACTTTAAATAAATTATTATATTTTGCTGATTCTTTTAACTATGTAATAAATGGAGAAAAGTTAATTAAACAAGATGTAGTAGGTTATGCAAATGGACCTGTGTATCAAGAAATATATGTTGATTTTAGGCACCATAGAATGATGTCTATTAAAAGCAACAATGAAATTCTTGATGAAGAAACTATTGAATTACTAAAAATAATTAATTTTATGTTCGGCAAAAGTGATAATTATAGTAAATTAAGTGCTATAACACATGCCCAAAGTCCGTGGAAAAATAGAAAAGAAGATTGCGAAAAGGTTGATTATAACCCAATTTTAGATTTTGCTGATTTTGATGAAGAGGAAAGAACTAACATCATAGAATTATTTAATACCTATAAAGAAATGAATTTAGATAATTTATTTGTAGATAAAATAGGGAATAATACTGTTATTTATAGTATGGATACTGAACTAACTGATGAAGATTATATGGAATTAGAAGCATTAGAAAAAGAAAGTGATAGTGTATTTGTGGAGAAAATAGACGGAGAATTAGTTTATGGATAAAGCTAGCGTTTTCATAGCTAGAGTTAAATTTGCTCGTGATCCAAATTCTCAAGCAAAGCCAAGACAATTTATTGTTATATTAAAAGATGTTAATAATGTTTTCTTTCTTGAAACTGAATCAACGCTCAATAAAGCAAAATTCAACGTAAATAACCGCGCTAAAACAAAACAGTACTATCACATATTAAGTCAAACTGAAAATACACAGAATGGCTTTAATAAGCCAACAGCTATTAATTGCAAAGAAGTTTTTAAATGTGACTATTTCCCAGAATTAATGAATCTGAAACATCGAGATGTAACTTCTGAATTAATTGAAAAAGTAATTGAAAAAGTAAATTGTATTCGTTCTAATGGTCTACATGAACCAGATGTTTATATAACATATCAGGAACTTTTATCTCATAATTCTAAATTAGCAATAGCACACGGCCAAGTTAAATAAACTTTTCAAACGTCACTCATTGAGTGGCGTTTTTGTTTTGAACACGTTATTTAAAAATTAATAGCAATCTATAAAAAAGAAGTAACTATAAAACTCTAATATGACAACGTATATAAATAGTAGAAAACACATGTGAAAAATACATATCATCGAGTGGGCTTAATATGTTATAATCAACATCCACCACATCATATGGCAGGTACTACGGTACTTGCCTATTTTTTATGCAAAAAACGAAAAAAGTTTATAAAAAGTATTGCATATCACGTTTAACCGTGTTATAATAAGGTATACCAGTTGAGAGGAGGATAAAAAGTGTTAGAAAATTTTAAAACTATAGCAGAAATCGCCTTTTATACAATGTCAGCAATTGCCATAGCGAAAACATTGAAAAAAGACGATAAGTAAGTAGACAAGCCCGAAAGGGCTGTCTATATATAAATTCTAACACTAAAATACTATGAAAACAATTTACATTATTTTAATCATTCTTATTTGGATAAACGTGTTTTTAGGCAACGATATAAGTAAAAGTGTTGTTGCACTGCTTACTACTTTACTGCTTATCAATTTATGGAAGAGGGATAAAAATGACAGCAATAAAAGAAATAATTGAATCAATAGAAAAGTTATTCGAAAAAGAAACGGGATATAAAATTGCTAAAAATTCCGGATTACCATATCAAACTGTGCAAGATTTAAGGAATGGAAAAACATCTTTATCAGATGCCAGATTCAGAACGATAATAAAGTTATACGAGTATCAAAGATCACTTGAAAACAAAGAAGATAAATAGAGGAGCTAAAAATATGTTTGTTACAAAAGAAGAATTTAAAAATTTGAATGTAAAAGAAGTATTTGAATCAGGAAAAAACTTTATAAAAATCACAGATGGAAGACATGCAATATATTGGGTAAACGATAGATACGTAGTACTTGACCATAAAAAAGGCGATTTGTACCCGCAAAAAGCATACCCAAAATATATCGAAAGAAAATTAGTAAGTTAA